TCATCATTGTCATCAAGCTCCTTGAGTTCCTCCTTGGTGACTCTGCCGCTGTCTTCCAGAACGGAGTAGCAGTCACTGAGGCTGGCGCCGGAGTTGTCCCACCGCTCTCCCCCAAAGGCCTCATCTAAAATGTCTGAAAGCTCTTCTTTGCGTTCCTGTGTCATTTACTTTGCCTCCTTCGTGACCTTATAGCCCATAGACTCCACGGCCCCGATGAAGGTCCGATTGAGCAGGTCCTGATAGTCCCACTCAACGGCAGCAGCGTCTTCGTCGTCCACTCCCAGTTCGTTGATAGCCTCCCGAAGAGAGTCTTCCAGAGGGTCCGTAGCGAACTCCGAGGAAGCGAAGAGGCCCGCGAGCTTCTCTACGGTCAACTCCCTTACCTGCTTGATTGCCTTTTGCGTCATTTTCATTTGTGACTCCTTACGCAAAGATTTTGATGATGACCAGAACTGTGAAGACTATCCACGCCACTAGGGAAATAAGGACGTTGAAATCGTTCTCAGTGCGCGCGTCCCAGAAGGCAAAACCTGCGAGCCCTGACAACACAATCGCTATTATCATGATTGCCCCCTTGTATAAGTATTATCCTTTTAGATAGCAGAAAGGCAATTATAATAAGTAGAAATCAGATGGTTGTTGTAGTATAAGGAATTAAGCTCACTTTGAGGGATTTTTGAGCGAGAATCTTCCATTATAGACGGGTTCTCTTCGCCTCCGGCGGCTGGATATCCGTCCCCGAAGGGGCGGCATCAAACATCTGGAAATCCTGATAGAGTATCTTCACATAGCCTTCAAGAATTATTGCTCTGTAATATATATGTATCTTCTCTCTTTGGATGAGGAACTGGTATAATACTATTACAGAGCAATAATTCTTTGCTGCTAGAATGAGATTCCTGCGGTATACTAATTAGAGAAGGAGAGCAATAGATGCAATTTGAGCCCAATAAGAACTTCCTGCTCATCATTGAGAACAAGTTCAAGGCGTGGGAGTTCTACTTACGCACCCGTTGGTTCTACACGGGGGAGACGCTCCGCTTCTTAAAGATGGCGCAGCCGCAAGACGGGTGTCATTTGATTATTGAAGGGGGCGACCCCGCATTCCTCAAAGTCAAATCTACAACCGTCTGTAAGTTTATGCCTCACTACTCAGAGCTCACGGCAAAGCCGGAGAAGATTCTCTGTTTGCATCTTCCCCGTAGCATTGCAGAATACAAAGCAACCTGGGGCAACGTTCATTACGTCATAGCGGATTACGTCAATCCAATTGATGGCAATCTTACTTTGTGGTATCTAAACGCTCAGGACATGCTACGCATGATGGATGATATGTATAAAGCAAAGTCTGTTATTCTTTCAGACGGCAGAGAGGAGACTTGGTGTCAGCAAGATTTGATTTCAGGCGTGCCCATGGATAAGTGGGTTGATTGGGGCATAGCAGAGATTGTTGATACCGTCTGCCTCAAAGAATCTTGGTTTGAGATTCAGATTCATAGGAAGGGGGCACTTCTCCCTATGCCTCATTGGCTTGAAGGAAAGAAGAAGATGGTATTCTTCAACAAGTGGGATACGGCATCAGAGGAGCAGAAGACAGCGTATTGGACTAAGTGGCGTCTTCATCCCCGCAAGGACCAATCTAAACCGGTCATCATCTCTAACGGCGCTAAAGAGATAACTTACCCCTCTTTAGATGTTGCCGCCAAATCTTTGTCCACCCTCGGCAAGCCCGTCTCACGCCAATCTTTGTCTCAGTGTCTGAGAGGCAAATCCAAATCCGTCAGAACAGGCTTAGGCAAAGTTTCCGTTAGAGAAGCGTAGGCGCGGTAAATAATTAAATAACGGAGACAAATGAAATTAGCAATAGTAAACTGCGCAAAGCGCAAACAAGAGTATCCGTGCGGGCCGAGAGAGATGTATTATGGGAGCACTTTATTCCGCCGTAAACTTGCGTTCGTAGAAACTCACTACGATAATTGGATTCTTATGTCGTCTAAATACGGAATAGTGACGCAGGATCAAGTTATAGAGCCCTATGATGCTGTAATGTCTGGTCCCGCGTATTCGCTCCGCTCAGAGAATACTGAGCCTGTATCAACTCTCCAACAGAAGAAAGAATGGGGTTTACACGTAGTAGAGCAATTGAGGACTATGATTGTCGGTTATGATGAGATAGACGCATATGTGTCTGAGGTCTACTTTATCCCCCTCCCGCATCCCTTTCCGCTGCCTATCAGATTCCTGAAGGCTAATTCTCGTGGGAAAGGACTATTCAAGTCATTACAGAAGTGGGGCGAGATAGTTGATTCAGGACAAGATACTGAGACCTTACTTAGGCAGCAATTATTAGTTCCTGTGACAGCTCGCAATATGGAATATGTTGAGGGCCACTACAAAGAAGATGTCACCAAAGTAGTCAATTGGATACACCCAGAATACGGAACCTTCACAGGATGTGCCCGTGACATAGCAAAGAAGTATCACAAAGATGAGAGCAACTTAAAGAACGTAGCAATAGGAAAGACTAAGAGCAGTTATGGGTGGAGGCTCAAAGTTTCCGTTAGAGAAGCGTAGGCGCGGTATACTACTAATTAATAACAACCAAGGTCAGACTTCTTAAGGCCATTAGATTCTCCTACCTTGATTGGGACTACCCGGTTCTCCACGGGTAGTTTTTTTGTGCTTATTATAAGTTCCACTAAGTATATTAGAAGGAGGAGGAATCATAATGGCTGAGTTGAGAATGGAAGATTGCACCATAGTATTCATGTCCGCGGAAGAGGTAGTGGGGTATAATGAAACAAATCCCTTCAAACGGATTCAACTCCCCTGTAACAACCATCTGAACCCTGATTGGATAAAGAAATTCTGTTTAGGCCCAATGGGCTACATGGTGCTGATGGATGACAAGAGGAAACTTCCGCCTGAGAGGAAATTCCACAAACCGGTTATGATGCTGTATAGCGAGCTTATCAGTCTCATCTTAGAATCAGAAATCAGAGAACAGCCTTTTGACCAAAAGTCGCTTCACTTTTCAAATACTTGCGGAGCAGTATTGATGGAGTGGTTCGTCAAGCGCCCTACCGCAATACCACCATTCTTCTGCCATAGCCTGTACGAGACTCAATACATAATCAGCGAGGCAGGTGGGTTAGCGGCCTTCCTTAGAGTTCACTGCAACAAGGAGTTTTTCTATGAGTAATGATGAAGTAGGAGATCAGAGCATAGTGTCCTTAGCCCAATGGTGTGCCAAGTTACAAGGGCAGCAGATTATGCTTAGCGACAGGATGAATCGCCTTGAAAAGAGAATCGCCAATCTCACGGTGGATGGCGGTGACATGGATGAGAAGAGCACAAGACATCCCAAGGGCTGATATTATAGGCATGGCAGATAGGAAGAGAGATCTTAGTTGGCTGATCGTCCAGCAGCAGTATTGGTCAGATGGGACAAGGATGAAACATCCCAAAGCCCACAAGGAACCAATAGAAGAGTATGGGCCTACACAACCAGTAAAGAAGGAAGAGTGGTATGGGATGTTGGATGACTATCTAACCAAGATGCTGCCGTCGGTCTTAGATCACTCCTTAGGCAGGTCATTGATGGATTGGCGGGCTGACATACTTAGAACAGAAGGGCTTGTCCAAGAGACCCTAATCAAGAAAGAAAAGCCAAAGAAAGAGAAAGAGAAGAAGGCAACTCGGCGAGCAGCACGGCCGTATAAACCGGTCATATGTATAGAAACGGGGGCCATCTATCCTTCAAGGAAAGATGCTGCGATAGCAGTAGATAGATCCTTTTGGGCTTTGTGTTATGCCGCCAGAGCGGGAACAAAATGTGCTGGCGGTCATTGGGCGTATGTCAGCGAACTACCACAATCCCCAAAGCACGACAATACCCCAGCATATATTCCAAGCCGAGCTTCTGAGGAGCTTCAGCAGGAGTAGAGAGGGATACTCCCACTAGCCGGATCTCTTTGAATTCTCCATCAATAGCTTCTGAAATCATATAATCAAAAGTAGAGGTGTAGGTGCGGCCTTCAATCTCAACAAAGTCTTGAGCCAGCTTGCCTTCCCTCAACGCCTTCCAAGTCCCTAGACACCAATCCTTATGGACCTCAAATACTCGTGTAGCCTCTTTACAATTAGGGTAGATAGAGGCCGAGCACCATATGTCAGAGGACTCTTTGAGATAGTAGGGGTATTTGTAAAACCCTACACCACCACCAATAATGAGAAGTTTTTTCATTATATTAAGTTAGTTCTACTAATTAGGAAATATGAATAAGATTACATTGAGCATAAGCATTGATGAAGATCTCAAAAATGAGATGTTTGATGTTTGCGAGGACTTAGGGTGGAAACACAGCGTATTTATCAGAGAGGCTATAAAGTTGCTGTTGGCGGCTTTGGAGGAGGATGACAATGATTCGCACGGAAGAGCATAGAGAGAGGATATCTAGAGGATACAAATCAAAACATTACACAAGAACAAAAGAACATAAGGAAGCACTGCGCCTAGGACAATTGAAAAGATGGCACCAATGGAGGGTAGATCATGACAAGCTTGACGAGAGGGATACAGAAGATGGCGGTAAAGGTATTACAAGGCCCTCTAAACCCAAGTGAGGGAGATCCCAAGATCTTGGTAGTTCCTGTTGAAGAATTTGAGAAGCAGTATCCGGGCAGCACACAGGAGTTGTTGGCTAGGGGTAGCATAGAGTTTTATAGCAAAGAGCCTGATGGTCTAGCAATTACAAGAATCAGAGCAGAGGCTGTAAAGAGCTATGGGATAGCGCCCGACTAATTAGAATGATGGGAAATACCGAAGCACTTGGGCATCAGGCGCTGTATAGATTTACTGGCCAGGTGCTTTGGTATCAGGCGCTATTCAGTGAAGTATTGTTATTGTCTAAGATCTCCGTCAAGTCTATCTTAGGGAAAAATGGCGTGTGGTTAGGGGATATAGATGACATCGCGCTTGATGTGACTATCAGGCTGATGCAGAGATTCAAGGATCAGCCGCTTTATAGAGTGAGAAACTTCATATCAGCCGTATACTTTGAAAGCCAATATCGGCTGTATAATAAGAATCAACAACAGGTAGATAAAACAATAGAAGTTCCTGAGACTATTCCTTGCGGTAAACAAGAGGAGTCAGAATCCGGGGATTTTTTTTTACTTGACATACTGGCAGAGCCTTGGGGTAAGCAAGCAGTCTTGATTTTATACCGCTCATCAAGCTATAGGCAGGGCGTACTTAAATTGGCTGAGTTCATTCCAAAGAGAACGCTGTATGACTTTGCCCTCAGATTGAATAAGTTATACAAGAGCAGCCGTATGGGCCGGTGGAGTAGAAGGAGAAAGGCGCTATGACTAAGGAAGATCTGGGTCAAGAGATAGCCGACTGGATGTGTTTTGACCCGGGCTATTGTAAAATGTTGGTGCTCTTGGCTTTTCAAGAAGGGCTCATCTCATTAGAAGAGAAGGAATATGTCCAAGAGGATTTGGAGTTGTTTTGGGGGTCATTGAAAGAGATTAAGGGGGATTTCAGGCCTTGCAAAATTCCTAAAAAGTATCTAGTTGATCATCAAAGGAGATACAATGTTTCAGAAAGGGACTAGTGGAAACCCTGCAGGCCGTCCAGCGGGAAGCGTTGCGTATAAGACAGCAGTGCAAGAAGCGTTTATTACTCTCCTATCCCAGAAGGAGAAAGGCAAGGGTGGCAGAACATACTTCACACGTTATCTTGAGAGCTTTATGGATGAGGCTCTCTCCAATCCAAATTCTCAAGCTTCACGGCTTATAGCGGAAAGACTTCTCTCCGGTGAGATTCTTAATGAAATAGACGCTACTCTACAAAGGGATAGGCGTGCAGATTTGGCCTTCTTGAAGTATAGAATCAGAGAGAGCTGCTTTGATATTCAGCAACAAGTGCTAGATACTAAGCAGAAAGTAATTATGCTAATGGCGGGCAGGCGTGCCGGTAAGACTGAAGTGGACATTAGGAAAGCGCTGCAAACCGCCCTCACGCCGCACAGCATAGTGTTGTTCATAGGCCTCACCTATACTAGGTGTATGGATTTATTCTGGAACCCTCTCAATGACCTAGTCAAAGAATACAGTATAGGTATTGCGCGTGAAGCCCGTAATGAGGGCATACTTGTTCTTGACAATGATAGTGAGTTCCACTTTGTAGGTAACAGCACAGTCACAGAGAGAGATAAGCTGCGTGGCGGTAAGTATGATTTGATCATTATAGATGAGGCGCAGTCCCAGCCGGCATTAGCCTATCTCATTGAATCTGTATTAGAACCAACACTCAAAGATAAACAAGGCACAATGATGATCTCCGGAACAGGCCCTCGGGTCAGAGGCACCAGATGGGGGTTTTTATGGAATGAGAGAGAGAAGTTTCCCGGATTGAGGCTGAACTGGAACTTGTCAGAAAACCCTTATATGCCGGACTATAAATCCATATTAGCAACCCTCAGGGAGGAGAAAGGGTGGACAGAGGATAATGCGGTTTATGTATCAGAGTATCTTGGCGTAGAGTGTTTTGATGATGATGCCTTATGCTTTCGCCTTACAGAGAATAATTTCTTTACTAAGGTTCAGCTTGAAGAGTGGGTTAAAGGCCAGCCGCCAAGTGACATTAAGTTTGTTGTTGGTATTGACTACGGGTTCGTGGACAGCACGGCTATCTCTTTGTTATGCTTTAGTTTGCACAAGGCAGAAGTGTTTTTAGTGTATGAGAGTAAGTTCAATCGTTCCGGTGTGACAGAGATAGTCAAGGCATTAGATGAGTGTGTGTTCGCTATGCACGAGGCTCCATTCAAACAAGTGCCCGAGCAGAATAAGAAATTGATAGGTTTTGCGGACACAGCAGGAGGAATGCAATCTGTCACCTATGAGATGGTTAAGCACGGGTATAACATATTGCCCGCTATGAAAGACAATAAAGCATTTGCTATTGAGATGCTACAGGAAGAGTGTCGTAAACATACTCTTAAGGTTGAGCAGACAGGCCCCTTTGCGGACGAAGCATTGCGCATCATCTTTGCACGTGATGAAGCCTCAGGAAATCTTACAAGAGAGATGGATGATACTTATCACCCAGATTCTATGGACTCGTTATTGTATGCATTCCGTTTTATATGGAGCAGTTATCCCAAGAGGAATGCTGTCAATGAGGAACCGGCGTTTGATAGTTTCTTTCCTTTTCCAGCGAAACTACTGACAAATTAGGAACTATATAAAGGAGAGAGAATGATAGACTTTAAGTTGTTAATGAAAACTTATAAGGCCATTGCCGAGGAAGAAAAGAAGCAAGAAGACTATAAAAAGTTCCTCAAAAGGTCTTTTACTTATGGAATGGCAGAAGAACTCGCCAGATCGGTTCGGTCAATAGGCGTGAAGATGAGTGTGAAATTGGCGGATGGAACAGAGGTTAACTTTGAGCCCTTGCCGGTAAAAGAACAATTCCCTGATTTCTTGGGAGGGGTCTAATGGTTAAAGATGATGAAGTGACCTATGAGAGAAATGAGCAGTATGTAAGGACTGACCTCTCTCAGATGAAGTCATTCACTACGGCGCGCAATGAAAAGTATAGAGAGAATTTCAGCACCTTTTATAGCACTATGGCAATGAGCCAATCACTCACATCCAATTATAGTTATGTGTTGACGCTGCGTAATAGACAGAGAGATGAGAACGCCGGGATGATACCAGTAATGAATATCATCAGATCCTGTATAGACACTTTGGTATCTAAGATCAGCCAAAACAAAGTCAGGAAGTTCTTCAATCCCGTGTTAGGGACTTGGAGCACTATGAAAGTGTGTAGGGCTGCGCAAGTGTTCTTTGATCTGTATTATGATATGCAGCGGGTAAATAAAAAATCAGAAGAGGCATTGTATGACGCCCTCATCTTTGATATGGGTGTTATATGGATCAACGATGAAGACGCAACAGTAAATACAATCAGTCCGTGGGAGTTTGTTTGGGACGCTGCTGAGATGTCCAATGGAACATTGACGCGCTGCGGCTTTACAAGACAAGAGTATCCCCTAACGCTCCTGTTGAAAATCATTCCGAAAGACAGCCAGTGGTTCCACAAGCTTGAAACTACCCCTAATGCCAGTTGCACCTATGAAATCTACTATGACCTGATTAATAAGAAGGCTTGGGATTTTATAGATGGCAAGCTCGTCAGGACACGAGACATAGAGTATACTCGCCCGCCATTTGTATGGATGTATTTCAAAACACCAGTGAAGGGCCCATGGAGTGATAGCGTAGTAGATATACTATTCAGACTCCAAAAGTTCTATGATGGCGTTGTATATAAGATTGGCGCAGCAGTCAATAGATCTCACGCTCAAACTACCTTCATACCTACGGGCAGCGACTTGGAGAAAAGCGTATATGCTTCAAGCAAGATTGGTGATGTATTTGAGTTCAACGCCGGAGCAGCAGGCGGATTGACCAATCCAATTGTCACAATAACTCCGCCGGTAATTGATAATCAATACTTAGCCATTCTTAATTTGATTGAAGAGAAATGCTACAACCTGATCGGTGTAAGCCAGCTCAGCGCACAATCTAAGAAGCCTACGGGTATCAATAGCGGCGTAGCATTAGACACGCTGCAAGATGTAGAGAGTGAGAAGTTCAATAGCCTTCAAATGGCATACACGCGGCTTCAATCAGACTTGGCAGAAGTGCTTATAGATGTTCTTCCTGAGAGTGCTGATGTGCTGCCTAAGGGAGCATTCCGCAGCAATGTGAAGTGGCGGGACATAAAGAAAGAGCGTAAGATGTTCCGCATTCAGTTCAGTGACGCAAGCACGCTTAGTAAAGATCCTAAGACTAAGATGGAGCAAGTAGAGAAACTGATCGCTATGAAGGTAATAGATCCTACGCTCGCAGCTACCTTGTTAGAGTTTCCTGATCTTGAAACTGCCTATGGCATTCAGACTGCGGCGTATGATGAGAATGAGAAGACTATTGAACGAGCAATAGAGGACGGGCCTGAGAACACTATGGATCCTGTCACCGGTGCTGTAATACAACGCTTCAACTACTATGAGATCACCAATACAGCTCAGTTGTATAGCCAGGCTTGTAGCACACTGATGAGGCTGGATGCTAATGATGAGGATCCTAAGTCTCTATTGAACTTGGTCAACCTCATTAAACAAGTGAAGGGCGCTATTGACATAACCAATCAAGCCTTGATGCCACCTCCACCGCCCGCTCCTCCAATGCCACCTCCGTTGCCGCCTGCTCCTCCACCAGTAACAATCAATAACAATGGTCCGCCAATGTCTCCGGTTGACGCTCCCTTAGTGCCAGGGCCAACGGGGCCGCTGCCAATGGACTTATCTCAAAACCAGCCAATTTAAGGGACAAGGGAATACACCGCGTAAAATTTGAACTATTTAGGAGTACAATGATGGGCGATTTTAACACATCCGGGCTTACCCCGGAAGAGAAACAGCAACTGATAGCTTTGCTACAAGAGGAAGGATCAGAGTCACCAGCACAGGAGCAAACAGAGATGATGGGTAATGATGATGCCGGAGCAGATGAGGATCTAATCAGACGAATCATTGCGGAGACTGTTGGGCCCTATATGCAGAAGCTTGACCTGCTGGTAGAGGTCGTCAATGACGAGATCATTGGCGGAGTCACACAACTTGTTCAACAGAAAGAGAAGATGGCTGAGATTGAACGGCTCAAAACATCTTATGGCACCAATGACTACTTTCCTGAGGAAACACAGTCATTCTACCGAGATGCTACTGATGGAGCGGATCTCTTTGATAAGCTCTACGAAGAGATTAGCGGAGCTAAGGGAGAAGGTTCGGACTGGGGTGAAGAGAAAGAAGTCCCTATGGTCCAAGGTCTTGCATCTGGTCTCAAAGAGAAAATGATGAAGCTTAGGGGGCCCGTTGCGGAGGCTCCGGTCGCGGTCAAAGAGACTACGGTGGAATCCAATAGTCCTGAGTTGGAGAAGCAATTGAAGCGTATCAAGGATATGAAGAAGTCAGGAAAAGCAAACGTTAAGTTAGGATATTGATTGGTAGGTAATCTTATATTAGATTCATAAGGAGTCTAATATGCATCCGGAACTGACGATTAAGCGGTTTAAGTATTGGGACTATGCCCGGATAAAATATCAGGGCAAGTGGCGCCCCTATCACAACTATCTGTGGGAGCAGGCAAACGGACCAATCCCCAAAGGAAGTGTGATACACCACAAAGATGGGGATAAAGCCCACAACGCATTGGAGAACTTGGAGTGCTTGACTCGTGGTGAGCACTGTAAATTACATACTAAAGGCCGTCATTTGAGCGCTGAGCATAAAGCAAAGATGTTAACGGCTTTAATGGGACACGAGGTTACTGATGAGACGAGAGCAAAGATGTCTCAGTCTCATATGGGTAAACAAGTGTCTGACGAGACTAAGGCACGAATGAAAGCCGCACAGGCTGCTCGTCGTGCGAGAGAGCAAGAGGCTCTCACGAAAAAGCAAACGTTAAGTTAGGATACTAAAAAACCTGAGGAGGTTTGATTATGCCGAATGCAGTTACATCGGATCCGGGGCTCCTTCCCATCTATAAGGAATGGTAAACATACGTGCCACTCTACGGAGTAATTCGTAGATGAGAACCGGGGAATGAAGCGGGAAGGCTTAACTGCTAATCCGACACTGAAGACTGGATGTAATAGTTCAGTCAAGGGCAACGCATAGAGGGTGAAACCGGAAACGGAATATAATCCCTCCACGAGGCCCCGGCATCCTACCAAGGATGAAAAGATATGCTAAGCTGCTCTGGATAACCAGAGGATGAAAATGGGCGAAAGCCCCAGAGCTTAGGGTAAAAAACCTAAGGATAATAACTACCTGACGACGACAAGAAAATGGCGGATGTCCTTTGGGCAGCGTCAAGCGTTCTTCGTGATACACAGATGACACTCGCGGGTGGAAAGTCTTATAACTTCTCCACGAATTATAGTGCTGGTGGTGCTGCTTCCGGTAGTGCTCTCACAGCCGCAGCCAACGCTGCCAATGGTCAGGGAAAGAACGTCCAATGGGCAGTAACTCCTGGCCGTCTCTTCTCTATCTTCAACATCAATCCTCAGGAGATTATGTCTTCTGAGAACGTGCGCGGAGCATTCGTTCCGGTCCCCGTCATCCGAATGGGTGATGGACTTGCAAGTCTTCGTCGCCTCTGGGCCATTGCGCTCTACGGCACAGGCTATGGTGAGATTGGACAGACTGGTGTAGTCCACGTGGCAAGTGATAGCGCTCCTACCACAATAGATCTTGGCAGTTATGATAAGATCGTCAAACTTGATCTTGGCGTCACCTTCCAAGTAACCAATGGTGATACTCCTGCTGACACGCTTCGTGTCGGCGTTCACACCGTAACTCATATTGCAGGAACTCAGGTAACCATTACCTCTACTGCTGATGAGACTTGGGCTGATGATGATTGGATCTGCATTGAGGGCTGTCGTGAAGGTTCTTCGCCGACACTCCCTGCTGGCCTTCCTTCTTGGCTTCCACTTGACAGCACCGCTGCGGCTACTACGCTGTATGGTGTAGATCGTTCCACGTGGGTAGATCGTCTGTCAGGTAATAGACTTACCCGTCTCCACGCAGAGCCTCTCAGTGACTTCTGGGTCCGCTGTATCCTCCAGGCCCGTATTGCAGGTCAGGGCAATGAGATGATTCTCATTGCGAATCCCTTTGACTACAATGAGTTCATCACGGAGAGTAGCAACGCCACGGCACTTATGCAGCAAACGAATATGAGCGGTGCCAAGGGCAGTTCTAACTTCGTGACTCGCGGTTTGGCAGAGTCTAACTTTATGTTCCAGAATTCCTGGCTCACAAAGGTCTATGCTGATACTTATTGTCCACAAGGGACCTTCTGGATCGTAGACAAAGACACGCTTGAATTCGTGTTGCTTGGTGGTGAGAAAGTCCTCAATGACGGCATTGCTTCCAATGATCCCGGAGTCCAGAACCCCGCAGACGCGTCTCCCCCAGATTACAAGATGTTCCAGTTTATGTTGGATAGATACATCACTATTCAGCAAGGGACAATGACTGCTGGTGGCCCTGTTGCTCAGACGGTCTTCCAGATCTACGGAAATTTCTTAATTCGTCAGCCGGGCCATTGCGTGGTCGGTAACTGCGTCGCCGCAGGCACTTAATCCGTTATAATATAACAAAATAACAAGGTCCACAGAAATGTGGACCTTTATTTATGCTGAAGTTATATTAGATTTCAAAGGAGAACTAATATGACAATCAAAAGTAAATGGAGAAGCCCCCAGAGTCAACACCACTGGATGTGCCTAACAGATGAGGGGCAGATGCCGCTGGCCCGGGCAATATGGATTATAGCCTACGGCCCTATCCCAGAAGGGTTGGTTCTCCATCATCGCGACGAGGATGTGGATAACAATTGTCTGAACAACTTTGAACTTATGACTAGCGCTGCACACCAGCGACATCACCACACCGGTAAACATCAGACGGAAGAAACTAAGCGTAAAATAGGCGAAGCCAATGCTGGTAGATCTCACACTGAGGAGTGTAAACAGAAGATTTCCGAAACTACCAAGCGTGATTGGGATATGTGGCATTCTCGCACTCAATCTAAGGAAACGATAGAGCGTAAGAAACATCCTTATAGAGAGCGAACGCCGGAGGAGAAGGAAAAGTTACGTAAACATCTTTCCTCTCTTAGGGCAGGAGTAAAAAGAGGCCCATATAAGCCTCGGCAATCCGCATAGTTTCCGTAACCAAACTAACTATATTACAAATGCCGTGGGAAAAGAAATGCCCAAGGAGTAATAGTTTATGACAACCTATGCATCAGAACTGGTAAAGTATGCGCGTTCATTAGCCAATATTCCCTCCGCACAATATGTTTCTCATAATGATGAAGTCCAATCACTCAGCCACAGCTACAAAGATGTCTACACTAAGATAGCCTTCGCCAAAGCAGCATATGATTATATGACTATTGGCCCTGTGTCATTAGATATGACCACAGCAGTGCAGATTGGCAATGGTGAGTGGGAGATTGCCCTTCCTGATAATGTCTATTCTCTCCGCTATGTAGATTACCGCTACAATGGATACTGGAATCCTATGCTCACCTTCAATATCAACCAACGCAATAAACTTGGTGGTCAATCAATGTATAGGTGGCTGGGAGAGAAACTATGGGTAATAGGGATCCTTCCTTCTGAGATACGCATTAGATATTTTCCTCCTCCTAGTCTGATTAGCACGCCGGATGTATCTTATCAATACGCATTGCAATATCAGATCTACGAGTTGCCAGGAGTATCACAACCTCAGTATTTCAGTTTGCCGGATCCCGTAAATGAGGGTGACAATGACTATTGCCTGTATACCTATAATGGCACCACAATCACTCTTGAATCATACAGTCTAAATACCGTTCAAGTCTTGTATACGGGCACTTCTATTAGCCAAGCACTATACTGGCTGGGCTACATTTATTTCCTTGAAGGCGGAGATATCTGGCGTGTAACAACTAACCTTGTCTCAACGGGTGTTCCTGTCAACCTTACAGCAAGCACTAACGCCATCACCAATTTTTCTATTACCGCAGACAATAAATTAGCCTACTCCACATCCACAGATACCTATTTCAATACGCTGAGTGGGTCTTCTGAGGCCCTCATCTATCCCTATGCTACCAAGGATCTGTGTTTATATACTACGGGCAACTACGCTTATATCAAAAGCAGTTCTGATGCTGTGTATATCAATAACACGATTGTGGGAACTGCGGTAGTCCAGAACTTAGCCTCAGACGGTATCTATTTATACTACCTCAACCAAAACGGGGCTATACATAGAATGACATTAGATAACACAGCCGGCTATGCTGTATTAGGAGATTACCTTTTATATACTGGGATGGACTATATGGGCCCGTGGTGGGATAACAGACTCCCCATTGTTGACTTGCAGTATAATGTCAAAGCAGTATCTTCATTAGAAGATAGTGAACTTAAATACCCGCTTAATGAGGCGTGGGAGATTATGGCGTATCAGTCAGCAATAGACTACAAGAGAAAGGCTGAGGGTGATATCAATGCATTGCAACAAAGATTGAATGAGATATGGGCCCGCTTTGAAATAGCCTTACAGCGGGATAGCGGTCAAGCAGAACATAGTGTTCCTGAGACTGAGTTCTATGGCACTTGGGGTGGATACTAATGGCGCCACAAACACAGAGACAAGAACTTAATGTCAAGGCCTCTATAAATACTGATAGCATCCAAGAGGATACTCGGGCATTCAATGATGGCGCTGCTCCGCTGTTACAACAAACAGGGATAGAACGAAACGGAGGGGTCACAAATCTTTATGAGACTGAGATAGCAATGCCAGCCAATTCTGTAAACTATGTAGCACCTAACGGGCAACTGATAAGCCGTCTTGCTGCTGGTGATGTATTGGTGGATAACTTAGCAATAGGATTGGTGAGTCCCTACGGCGTTCAAATAAGAGATGTAGTTCCTAATGTAGATGATGTCATTGCTTCAACTATCGCCAAGACATACATCACCTGCACTATTCAAGGCAACGCGATTACCGTGTCTGAGTATTGGACTAAGAATAACCTCATAGTCACACAAAACATACCAACTGACCCTTTATTTCCTTCCCTGGGACTTAAACCTGATGTGGCTTTATTGCCTTCGGGAGTAGCAAGTCTTCCTATTCACAGGCGAGTAATCACCTTCCCCGGCTTATCTACTACACTATACACCAGTTTATCCTTTGTCAGATCTTCCTCAGTGAATTGGTATAATACGAACTTTAAGTTTGCTCTGCGGCAAGGTGATAGTGTAAAGATACTACAAGAGCAATTCCCCGCAACTATTCTTACTATTCCTGATTTGCTGGCCGGCTATAATGAATTGAATTATCTGATGGCGTATCAGTTTGAGAACAGCGCATACTTTATAAACTTAGCGGGCAATAGCAACAACCAATCATTTATTTGTGATAGCGGCTTCACCGCCATTACACAAACCCTGTATTGTAAGTATGCTGTGCCTCAGGTTTCTTTGGGCAAGAGTAGAATGCTGATTAGTTGTGATCCTATTCTACATACTACCGGCGTCTATTCTTTGGGCTATGTAGGATACTATAACTTTGTTAACTTCATAGCCACGGTCCAATGGGTAGGAACCACTAATGGATCCGTCGCGGGCTATGCTCAGCCGCTTGTTTACAATACAGGCTATGGGTATTCGGAGTATACTCAGGAAGGTCCTGCTGGAAACTATTACAATTTCAATAGTCCGGCCTACGATTATAATAGTTCTATTCAGTATAATTTTAGAGAAACTCAGAATACCAATACTTTGTATAATTACTATGGGAAATTCACTAACATTTACACGCTCGCTCCATCAGTCCCCTTTGAATTCCGTGTGTGCTGGGTAAATGGAGTGCAATCCTATCTGTCTGTTGCGCTATATGATAACTTTCCTTCTGATCATTTAGGCGTGATGCTCACAGAATTAGGCTCATTTGACGATACTTACACGCCGCTTATAGCGTATGATAATACAATTATTTACAAATATGGAAATAATTATTACATTATTGTGGTAGATGTCTATACTGAGTCTACAATTCCACAGATACAACAGATTAGCAGCAGCGCCTTCAAGATAAATACCATCTCCCCTACCAATATTGTAGACTTGCCCTCTAAAACATTGCTGATTGGCAGTTGTGATTACAATGGGCGGATGGGTTTCAATTCAACAGGCGCATTATCAGTGGTAAAGACACGCTTGGTCTCATCATACTCAGGCAAATACTCAAATGGTATTGATGGTGGTGAGAAACTTGTAGACATAACATCACCGACGCTGCTGAATATGGAAGTGATTGGGTATAGGGTTGATGGCTTGCAGTCATTTCAAATAGATACCTACATAGCGCCTACAACTAATCCCTCAGGCACACCAATATACTCTTTCAGCACCACGGCTACTGGCGCAGAACTGACAGATCCACAGAAGACAGATACGCTATATATTCAGAATGTAGTAATTCCCTTAGCGTTGGGAGATACTTACAATTTGAATGTAGCCTCAACTTTTGATTCAACCGTATTTTATAATACAACCAATCCAGTTTCTGTTGGTAGCGCGGTTGTTGCTGGGACTTCAATTGGCTATGATGGATATACCTTAGGCAATGACATCCCCGGCATCTACGCGGCATTTAGATTACAAGGTCAACAATACTTACAGGATGATGTGGCTATCTATAAGGTAGATCTATTCAATAATAACTACCAAGGGAAGACTACATTCTGTCCTTCTAACGGGGCTAAATACATAGCCTCATCACCCACTACCATCTATTTCCTATCCACCTTTGACAATAGTTTATACACTTTTACTGGTGGATCCGTGCTTGATAAGGCTAAACGGATGAACAGTTTAGAGAATATACTGAATGGTATTTGGTCTATTAGAGAGAATAGCCTTCTATTGAACACCGCGAACACCTTCATATGGGTCAGAGATGGCGTGATCAGTCTCAATAATAAGAAGAGCAATCAGTTGGGCACTATCTTTTTATATGAGACTGCCAAAGGCCTTATCATCACCAATAATAGTTATAGTTGGCAGTATTCCTATACTGATCCTACCATAGTGCCGGTGCCAGCCAACACAGCATATAATTTGGTGCCTATGCATTTGCAAACGGCGTTCTTTGGATTAGAAAATAATCTCAGATGTATAATTCCGGAATGGGTAGTGACCATCTATAATCCGGATAGAACTAAGGCTTCGCTGATTTTCAATAACTATGTTCAGGACAGCGATGGTGGCACTAAGACTGATCAGAGATACATAAATATCAATCCGCAAGATTACACGGAGGGCGGTTACTCGCGCCAGTCATTCAAACCTAAGTATCCAGCAGCAATCAGGTCTTCGTTCAGTATAGACACAGCAGAAAAAATTCAGATTCAAAGTATAGTAGTTTCATATCAAGCAGCAGATGAGGCCGTTGTTGGGGCCAGAAGAAGCCGTTGATGCGGCGATCTTAATTAAAGGAGAGATAATATGGGTGGCGGATTCTTGGGTAGTATATCGGATGCCTTCTCGGGTGCGAATGTGGATGCGGCTAACGCAAAAGCGGATGCTGCTGCTAAACAGGCTGCGGCTGAGGCTGCTGCTGCTCAATCTGGGCTTACTGCTGCAACTGCAAAGGCTGGTGCTGAGGCTGCAACTGCTCAGGGCAACTTGGCAACAGGAACGCAGTATACACAGAACCAAGCAGCGCAAGCGCAAGGTCAGTTAGGTGCGGCATCAGCCAATCTTGGTGGACTCAACGCCAATCAGTTGGTAGCACAGAACATAGCAGCACAGCAACAAGCCAAGATGACTGGTGGTGCTAATGCTTCTATGGGCTCTAATGCTGCTGAGATGCAAGCCAACGCTCAGAGAGCATCACAGGGCTTAGCGGCACGGCAAGGGGAGCAAGCAGCAAGTGGTGCAGCGGCCGCAGGTGTTCAAGCAGCACGGACTTCGGGGCTGAACAAAGGTATGGCTGCATTGGCTGGTGGTGCTGCCGGAGGCAATGCTTACGGTAGTGCTTACACAAGCGGTGTCAACACAGGAATGAATCAGTATGGACAAAATACATCTCAGTTTGCTAATCAAGGCAATGCGGCTGCGGGCCAAGCCAATCAGGCTGCTGCTAATCAGTATGGCGGTGTTGGTGCACAGGGCAGTCTTGCTGGTCAAGCAGGTTCTTTAGGTCTACAGGCAGGAGCACAGACAAGTCAGAATGCTGCTACTGGCGGGACATTAGGATTGAATGCTTCTGGCCAAGCAGGGACTAATGCGAATGCTGGTGGAACATTAGGATTGGCTGCAACAGGTCAAGCAGCACAGAACGCACAGGCACAGGCTGCTGCCGCTGCCGCTTCTAATGCTGGTGTTATGTCTGGTATAGGACAAGCCGCTGGTGCTGCGGGTAGTTTGATTATGTCGGATGAAAATCAAAAAAAGAATATTACTTCCTCAAAGGGGAATCTTGATGAGTTGCTTCGGAAAATTAGGCCTGTGGATTTCAAATATAGAGAATCAAGCGGGGAGAATCCAGAACCAGAACATACCGGTGTGATAGCGCAGGACTTAGAGAAGACTCCATTAGCCAGCACCGTGGTAGACACTCCTCAAGGAAAGCAGATTGATTCTGCCGCTCTAAATCCCGCATTGCTCAATCTTATATTAGAATTAGCCGGAGAGGTCCGAGATATAAGAAGGGGTAAGAAAGATGCATAGCGCCACAACAAATCAGACAGTAGATGCCAACGGGTATGCTCGTTTGGGTAAGGAGTATGTACACATAATGGTGTGGACTTCTACCAACGGCCCAGTACCAACAGGGTATCTTATTCATCATTGGGACTGGAATAAATTGAACAACTCCTTGGATAATTTGGTTTGTGTAACTCCCGCAGAGCACATAAAGATACACCGTGGGGGCATGCCCCATTCAGCGGAGTGGAATGCAAACATTTCTGCTTCTCTTAAAGGCAAGAAGCGCCGCCCACACACTGAGGAGTGGAAGAAGATGATGTCAGAAAGAAATTTTGGTGAGAAGAACGGCTTCTATGGTAAGCATCATACAGAAGAATCAAAGAAGGCTTGTGCCTCCGTACACATTGGAGTTCCTGAGACAGAGGGATCTAATAGGAAGCGTAGTGAAGCCCTGAAAGGAAAGAAGAAGGGCCCGCAATCAGAGGCTCACAAGGCAAACCTTTCCCTTTCTCATAAGGGAAAGCCTTGGAGTGAAGCCCGCAGAGCAGCGTGCAAAGGAAGTAAATAATGGCACCTAAATCTAAAGCACTACAAGCCATAGCGGACAAAGCAATTGCTGATCAATTGGTTGAAGGAGATCCTGCGGTCAAAACTACGGGATTGCTTCAAGAAGCAAAGGATGCTAAGCCAAAGCCAGTGGCGGCAGTCACACCTACCGAAGCGGGAGTGGCCGCATTGGTTCCTAAGCCGGCAGACCCAATTATTCCTGCTGTGGCTGCTCCTGCTGCTGCTGTTGTTTCTCCGCCAAAGCCATCACCTCTATTAGATGCTATCAAAGCACCGGTAGTGTCTCCCTTCAAGGAATACTTGAAGAAGGCTAACCCTGCTGCGGATCCTTCTAAGATAGACGCACTGGATGATGAGAAGTTGAAGGCCTTGAACCCTAAGGGATGGACGGAATTCTCCGGCGCTAAGCCCGCAGTAGCAAAACCTTCTCCTTATCCTACCACATCAAGTTTAGCACCAGGTAGCAACATCCTTGCTCCCGCTTACACAGCCCATAGTGATTTAGCACCGGGAAGCAATGTATTAGCGCCGGCAATTCCTGCAAGTGCTCCTAAGGTTCCTATTGGTATGGGAACAAATCCAGACGGCACAGTTCCTCCTCCCTCTCCCTTGATTGCTAAACCTGCTCCTGCTCCTGCTCCTGTAATTCCTCAACCGGATGTCATAGCGCCTGAGGCAGGTCAATTAGAAGGTGATGTGGGTCAAGGTGCTGCTGTTCCAACTGCCGGACAAGTTGAGGGTGATGTAGGTGCGGGCGAAGCAATACTGCCAACACCTCCAGAGCCTCATAGTGGGTCCTCAGAGAATCCTGGTTCAGATGCTCCTTCCATAAGCCCAGAGGATGTCAAAATAGCAGAAAAGCCTAAGAGTCCCAGTGACTTCGGCAAGAATATGAAAGATCTGGCAGTCAAATATGGTGTTCCTTTGTTAGATATTCTACAAGCATTTTCTTATGGAAGATCAGGTAATACAAGTGCTACGCGCTTACAGACACAAACAAGTGCGGCTACTGCTGAGGCTGCCAGGAAAATGGAGGCCGAGTATGCGGGTAAACTTCAAGAGTCTGGTGCTAAACTTACTGCAACTAATCAAGCCGCCAGTCAGAAGTCACAACAGGACTTCTTGGCTGAGCAGAATAAAGCCAGAGAGGACTTTGAGAAGGGTCAGACATCTAAGCAACAAGAATGGCAGTCAACTCAGGAAGGTAAGAAACAAGACTGGGAAGATGCAAAGGCTCTTACCGCTCAGAAAGCAGAAAAGATTATGCACGATGAGAGTTTATCAATGACAGAGAAGGTTGCAAGAATACAGGCAGAGACTTCTAAGGCTATGGTGGATCTTCAAAATGCCAGGATAGCAGAACGCCAAAAAAGAGTTGGTGATGCTGACATAACCAGCTACTTCCAATAAAAGGATAAAGTATGGCTTCAACAATGACACCGGAAGAGTTAGCAGCAGCCACAGCAGTAGTCAGCGGTGATACCGCAACTAAGACTGCCGCGAATGATGCCGCAATGAGAGATCCCAATTACTGGGAAGGTATGAAAGCCCGTGCGCGCGCTTTGCCTGCTAAACTTCTGGCTGGTGGTAGCGCAGGTTTGAATACTATGTTTTATGGAATACCTGATGTATTTTTGAAAACATTCCATAGCGATGCTTATAAAAACTTACAAGATATTCGGGCTGCTAATCCTGGCGCTACTTCTCTTGGTACTGGGGCAGGTCTTGCGCTTGGCTTAGGTACCGGAGCAACAGAAGCAAAAGGTGCTGGTATGGTATCAGGTGGATTGCTTAGAGGTGCTGGTAGTTTAGCAGAAGGAGCTGGGCTTAAAACTATTGGTGGAGCATTAGGTAAAGCCGGTGATTTCTTAGCAACAGGCGGTGCTAAACTTGGTGATACCTTAGGAACAAAGATTCTCAAAGGCGCAGGTCAAGGCGCCGGCTTAGCCGCAGAACAAAACATAGTTCCTGTAATAGGTGGGACGGTTACACCAGGAGAAGCGGCTGCTGGCGTAGGCTTAGGCACAGTCGCTGGTGGGGCTATTCCCGTAGTTCAGAAACTTGGGGGTGCTTTGGCAAGATCAACAGGGTTTGGAAATGCGTCATTTAAGTATACCCCAATAGAATCAGGCAAGGCCGCCACAAGTACTATAGGAGCCAATATTGATGGAATAGATTATGCGGATCCTTTGTCAAAGAAACAAATAGATAACATATTAAGTAGCCTTGGTATCAGACTTAAAGATATTAGGCAGACCGCTGGTGGCGGTTTATCCGGATCTGCTAAAATAGGGTCTATGGGTAGCAATGCAGAGGATACTAAGAAGGGTATTGTTGATTTTCTTCTCAGGCAAGCAAAAGCAAATGACGGAAAAATGCCGAGGAACTCAGATGAAATCCAATCTCTGTTGGATAGTGTGAGAGATAGATGGCAGGCTTTAATGCCCGCCGCTGAGGAAGCAGGAGTATCCGCAACAGCCCCAGCAATCAGATCGGAAATTGAGGCACTGCCTGAGGTATTGGCTCTAAAGGCTGGTACGGGAGGTGAAAAAATGTATTCATCTCTTATGGCAAATATAGACAACGCGCCTGACCTACCCGCTCAACGCGCCGTTCTTAGGAATGCTATACAACGCACAATGCAGCCAGGGCCCTCCCTTAACATTGAAAATCAAGCAAATGCGGCGCACGCTATTGATGAGGTATTGGGTAGAAAAATTGGTGAGATAGATCCCAGCTGGCAACAAATGAAACAGGATTGGCACGATCTACAAGGTCTTCGTTATGCGCAGGCCAGAAATATGGCTACTATTGGTAAATTGGAAGCAGGATCTCCCACGGCAGCAAGGACTGAAATAGGTAAAATGATGGGGCTTGGTGTTGGTGCAACCGGAGGTGTTGGTGGAGCCGCAGCGGAATTTGATCCTAATGACCAAAGCACTTGGCTGCCAGCGGCTGCCATATTGGCTGGGTCTACTGTTGCAGGCACTATAGCAGGTAAAGCGGCTACGGGTGCGTTCTCTATGGCTGCAGGGGATCTTTCTAAATTGATTTATCAGGCTATGGAAAACCCTAAGATCCAAGCCTTCATGGAGAAAGTACAACCAGCACTTAAAAAGGTATTTGCCAGTCCGCAATCCTTTATAGATCGCTATGCATCAATGGTTCCGGCCGCAGGCGGGGGTATTCCTAATGTCTCACCTGAGGCGGCTCAGCGAGTCATTGAAAGGGATTCTGTGGACAATGCTGCTAACCCCGGCGCAGGGGAATTCTTCAAGAATCTTACAGCAGGGAGAACAGATATGAATGTGCCTTCAACTACACCAGCAACTACTCCAACTTCAACTACACCAGCAACTACTCCAACAACAGCAATAGGTCCCCCTGCTCCTGCCGGATCTGAACCTGTTTCTACTACTCCTCAGGCAAGTCAAGTCCAAGCCCAAGAGGCCGCTACTCCTGAGCCGGTAAAACAAGAGGCTGTCTGGACTACCAATAAAAAGTATCAATCAGCGCTTGAAAAAAGATTACAAACCATTTACGGGTCTAATGACAACATCGCTTCTGCTTATACTTATGATGAGTTCAAACAGAAACTCGCATCAGGAACAGACAATTTCAATCCTCTGAAAGTCTCTAAAATCTTATTCAGCAATGCCGCAGATCAGAAAGCCTATTTGAAAGATTATAATACAGCATTGCAAATGGGAGAAATAAATCCTTCTAAGGCTTATGATACTTGGAAAGGCACACAGGGGCTTCTGGCGGGGATAGGTGGAGATACCTTTGATCCTACTCGTAGGATTAAACAAAAAGGTTACAACAATCTCATTGACATCATAGCAGCACAAGTTTCCGGCCCTGATAAACTACCCTCTAAGCAGATCCTAAGCAAAGTCAAAGCAGATGTGGATAGCATAATGAAACTGCCAATTTCAGCAGAGAAGAAAAATCAAGAGTTGTATAAAATGATGGCGACATCCTATGGTTTAGGGCAAGCACAATTACAAAACTTAGGCTTAATGGATTAAGGAGCAATTAATGGGTGCAGTGAAAGATACCTTTCTGAAATTGGCTGAGTTTGATACGCCAAAGAAACCACAAGATCCCAAACCTGTCGCTCCTGGCATTGCACAAAAGCCATTGCCATTCGTCAGGACTATGGGTCAAGATCCTATTGGGGTAGCATCCTCAGCAGAAGCACAAAGGATTTACAATCCCAATCTTCCACCTATGGCGCCTATGCCTGCCGGCCCTCCTATCCCGGCTCCTATGGCCCCTCCTCAACAACTTAAAAACCCGCCAGCACCTATGCAGAATAGCGGGACTTCATCTGTTCTCTCTAAGACAGATGGCGGTTGGGGCCAAGTATAGAATTTACTTGTGGCTATAACTATATAAACAAAGGTAGTATATGAGATATTCTGCTACAACGCTTCCTGTGTCTAAGACATTTGATATAACGGAAGCACAGGTATGCCTGAATGATCTACTCTTAAAGATCAATCAAGTCTATGAGCAGAGTAATCAGTCTCCTCCTTTGGCAACATCAGTAATACCGGGTATAGTGAAAGTAGGAGCCAACATACTTCTTGCATCAGATGGAACAATTTCTGTGCAGTCACCCGTGACATATAGCGCAAATGTAGTGCAAGCAACAGGAATTATTATGCCTCTGTATGTATATCCTTCTAATGTATTCACCAACGCTACTTATAACGCCGTAATAGACGCAATGAAAACCTATAAGCGTGTACCTACTATGATAATTCTTAATCCAAGCAATGGTGCCGGAGATCCTTCAATAGGCCCAGATGGTAATTACCGAGTTGCTATTGATAGGCTACACGGCGCGGGAGGAAAAGTTATAGGGTATGTCCACGCATCTTATACCGCGCGGCCATTAGCAGATGTGGAAGAAGATGTTCTCATTTGGTATCAGATGTATCCAGCCATAGACGGTATTTTTGTGGATGAAATGACCTATGCCAACGATCCAGCAGCCATTCTTTACTTCCAAAATCTCAATTCTTACATAAAATCATTGGGATTTAAGTACACGGTATGCAATCCCGGTAGTCCGTTTGTGGGGCAATACCAAGAAGCGGATGTGGCGGATATTATTATTGGTTGGGAGACAAGTTCTTATCCAACACTGGTCCAAGAAAAGGAAGATTGGGATAACGGCGCAGTAGCGTACTCATTGTATAAGCGCGGAGCCTTAGTTTACAATCAGCCCACCTTAGATGGAACCGCGGCTACTCAACTTGCTAAGTTTTTCGGATGGATTTATGTTACGAGTGATAATCTACCTAATCCTTGGGACAGCACGCCAAGTTATTTGGCTTCACTATACGCTTTGTTAAGCACTTTATAAGGAGACTGCTATGACTTATGTGCCTACTGCCTGGCAAAATGATTCGCTTCCCGCAATTGACGCGGGCAATCTGAGCAATGTAGAAAATTTTAATACGGCCGTTGCTGCTGGTGGAAGAACTGGCGTTCAGGCCGGATCATTAGCAAGTGAGCACGCGGGACTGCCAATAGGAGTTCAACTGCCGCTCAATGCGACATTGATCTGGACTGACTCTAATATGGGAACAGGCTCAGGGCTTGATGCGGATAAACTTGATGGACAACACGGCTCTTGGTATATGCCTATTACCGGCACATCAGGTGCAGTCACTTTCAGCGGCACTTCAATTTTCAGTGACACAGCAACATTCAATGGGGGAGTCAATGTCACCGGGGGCTCACTTAGCGGACTGACATCATTGGGCTGCTCAGGAACAATCACAGCCGGTGCGTTCAATGTGTCTTCCACTAGGGCAATTAAAGAGAACATCACTCCGCTAAAATTGGATGCCACTACCGTAGTGAATGCTACGCCGGTGTATAGTTATTCTCTGAAATCAGATGAGATGAAATACATCCATCTTGGATTTATGACCGAAGACTCACCGAGTTGTATAGTGCACGCGGATGGTCACGCAATAGATTTATACGCTTCATTGGCAATCGCCTATAAATCAATTCAGGAACTCACTGCCAGGATTGAAACCCTGGAAAGGAAATAGACTATGGCTTTACAGGTCACAAGCAATCGCCTTCCTATGTCTCCCACAATCAATATCAATAATGTGTATGTGATGATTCCAAAAGACTCTGTGGCTTACCTGCCAGGAGATGCTAGTTGGGGTTTTAAGACATTTTATTACCTTAACCGAGACACGCGCAATTTAGCAAAGGTATTAGCCTACTTTGTGTCGCTCAGTGAAAAACCATCTGAATGGTCAGACACAAGATGGGCCGCGGTACAGAATATCAAGAATATACAAGTGGGCTTGGTATTTGCTATTGAAACTCATACAGCGGATGATATGGGAGTAGCAGATCCAACAAATATTGATGCCGCATTAGCAGCAATTTATACTTGGGTGAAGGCTAATAACGAGCCAACAGCGCAAGACATATTGGATGATAGCACTCTTGAAGATTTAGTAAGCGCATACTTCTTATCACAGGGGATCTAAACTATGCCAGCACCTAGCGGTTATTTTCTCGTAAGTGGTAGTGAACTCAGAGGTAATCTGAGAGCAAAGCCTACTGGTGCTTATGGGCCGGGCACCGTCAATTATCAATACGCCACGGTAGATATGGGCGGTAGTTATCTTAGAAAAGCATCATCTAATCTTTCTAGTGCAGATGGTGATGCCTTCGCCGGCGGACAATACTTTGATGGTGGGGCTGTCCAACTTAATTCTAAGTTTGCACATAAACAATACCGCCCAATAGGTGCTGCAAGCGGCGGCACTACTCAGATTATATACGGGGTAGAGAATGACTCCATTGTTGGAGGTCCTCCTGATTACATAGGCGTGATGCCAAGTGTAACAGGAGTGTTCTACTCAGCCAATTACGGCTCTTCTGGATTATATAACTTAATTCTTGTGGGGTCAGGCGGCTCTGGTTGGCACGGCGTGGGACTCTCGGGCGGCTTAGGTGGTTGTGGTGGTGGTGGCGGTGGAACAATTGCTATTTCCGGACTTAATATTAATGGCCTTGCATATTCAGTCGGCTGCACAGCCGTAAATAATACAGCGTCTACCAACACAACGGTAGGTGCTGCCGTGGCATATACCGGCGGTATACCGGCCGGCAGTTCCGCATCCGCCGGTGGATACTCGTCAAGAGGGATTGTCAACGGCGCTGCGGGCGGTGCAGGAAAAACAACAACGGCAACAGGAGATCCAGGGGGGAATGTTGCCGCCTCTGATTTTTATGTAGATTGGACAAGTGTAAGTATACAGCATTTGGCAGGTGGAACCGGGGGGCCAGGGATACCCGGAAGCAACTCAGGCTCACCTTGGTTTATAATAACAACCGGAGCAGGTGGTGGTGGCGCAAGTGCAATTGGCAATGGTCAAGGCCCAAGCGCAGGCCCTGGTTATGGTGGTGGTGGGTGTGGTCAAGGCGGCGATAATGTGTATATGTTTATATATACATCTGGTGGCGCCGGAGCGGTTTATATAATGTGGAATAATAGTTAAGGAGAAAATCAAGTGCCTAAACGAATTGAATCTAAGGTCGGCCCGAATCAAGATAACGCAACTCAGGCCGTAGCAGGGCAAACCGGATATGTTCTCCCCATAGCAACCAGTGTAATACTTGGCGGTGTGAAGATTGGCAGTGGATTGCTGATAGATCCAACAACTGGTGTCTTGTCATCTAATGCCGCCCTCTACCCCGCAACCACAACTACGCTTGGTGGTATCATAGTAGGGGCTACACTCACAGTCGCTGCTAATGGCTTGCTCAATTACAATAATCCTAATCCAACTCCGTATGTTCTTCCCACAGCAACTACACTGATTCTTGGTGGTGTCAAGGTTGACGGTACAACAATCACCATAACAAATGGCGTCATTACTGGTGCAAATACCTACGCGCTTCCTATTGCTTCCAATAGTATCCTCGGTGGATTCAAAGTAGGAAATAACCTCGCCATCAATAGCACAACAGGCGTGTTGGATGCTCAGAATAGTTATGTTCTCCCCGCCGCGACCAACGCTGTCTTAGGTGGAATTATAGTAGGTGATGGCTTAGCAGTAGCAGTCAATGGATTGGTTACTGCGAATGCGCCTACTCCGTATAGCCTGCCCGCTGCTACCAACCTGATTTTGGGTGGAATCAAGGTAGGAACTACGCTGAATATGACAGCGAATGTATTAAACTATGACAACCCCAATCCTACTCCCTATGCATTACCCATAGCAAACAACACAACTCTGGGAGGAGTGAAATCCGGTGCAAACATTTCTGTCAACGCTACTACAGGCGTTATGGATTATTCTAATCCTAACCCTACTCCGTACTCTCTTCCTGTAGCAACCAACCTGATTCTTGGTGGAGTCAAAGTCGGCACTACACTGAATATGACTGCCAATGTGCTCAACTATGACAACCCAAATCCAACCCCCTATTCACTACCCATAGCAACTAATCTTGCATTGGGCGGAATCATAGTAGGAGATGGACTTGCAGTAGCAGTCAATGGATTGGTCACGGCTAATGCGCCTACTCCTTATAGCCTACCCGCTGCTACCAACCTGATTTTGGGTGGGATTAAAGTAGGCACTACACTCAATATGACTGCCAATGTTCTTAACTATGACAACCCTAACCCAACTCCGTATGTTCTTAATAGCGCCGGAATCAATACCGCATTAGGGTTTAGCCCGCTTGATCCTATACTGCTTGCTAATGCAAACGGCATAGCAACACTGGGTATCAACGGACAACTTACCATCTCACAGATACCGGCTTCTATCTTAGGCGCGCTAATCTATCAAGGCACCTGGAATGCCGCTACCAATATTCCTCCACTGGTATCAAGCACAGGAACAAAAGGTCATTACTATATTGTCAGTGTCCCTGGAACCACCAACCTTGATGGTATTAATGTTTGGACCGTGGGCGATTGGGCTATCTTTGATGGCTCTGTCTGGGGTAAAGTAGACGCCGTAGAATCTGTGACTTCTGTATTCGGGCGGACTGGTGAAGTGGTGATGTCCGCTTTGGATGTCAGCAATGCTCTGACCTATACTCCGTATAGCGCAACCAATCCAAATTCATTCATTAACGCAAGCACTCTTCCGGTAGCAACCAATTTGATTCTTGGTGGAATTAAAGTCGGCACTACGCTAAATATGACTGCCAATGTATTGAATTACGATAATCCCAATCCAACCCCGTATTCACTCCCTGCCGCGACAAACTTGGTCTTGGGTGGAATTAAGATTGGCACTACGCTGAATAGCACAGCCAATGTATTGAATTATGATAACCCAAACCCAACTCCGTATAGTCTTCCTACTGCAACTAATGTCATTAAAGGTGGCGTCATAGTAGGAAATAATCTTACTGTTGCTGTTAATGGAATGGTTGATGCTAATCCTCCCTATAGTCTTCCTACTGCTACAAACTTGGTCTTAGGTGGAATCAAAGTTGGCACTACGCTTAACATGACCGCCAACGTTCTCAATTATGATAACCCAAACCCCACTCCGTATAGTCTTCCTACTGCTACCAACCTGGTCAAGGGCGGAATCATAGTAGGTAATAATCTTACCGTAGCCGCTAATGGAATGGTTGATGCTGGCGCCCCGTATAGTCTTCCTACTGCTACAAACTTGGTCTTAGGTGGAATTAAAGTTGGCACTACACTCAATATGACTGCCAATGTATTGAATTACGATAACCCCAATCCAACCCCGTATAGTCTTCCTACTGCTACCAACCTGGTCAAGGGCGGTGTGATTGCAGGAAATGGACTTACCGTAGCCGTGAATGGAATGTTGGATGCCACTGCAACCGGAGCCTCACTTACAAATACGTATGTTGGCGTTGGTAATGCTGCTGGTGGGTTGAGTGGATCAACTGCTCTTACCTTTGATGGTGCTACCCTTGCATCTACAGGATCGGTATTACGATTAGCCGGAGCGCAGGCTACTACTACAGCAAATGCACTAGTGATGGGTGTCAACTCCATCAGCAACTCAATTAACTCTGTTGTCATCGGTTTGAATGCTCAGTCGCCTAATGCTATTGCAACAAATAATGTCGTCATAGGAACAAATGCGTTCTCTAATGTGGGTGAGTCTATTGCGATTGGCCAGATTGCTCAAACAACTGGATTTGGTGGAATCTCAATAGGCGCTGGTGCTTCGGCAGCGGGGGGCCCTTCTATTTCTGTTGGAATAAGTTCAAACGCATCGGGCCCAGGAGCAATAGCAATAGGAACTACTAACGCTTTGGGTGGTCCTTTATGTCCAACGAATGCATCAGGGGCGAACTCTTTAGCAATGATACAAGGTTCCTCAGCCGTCGGCACTAACAGCATTTCCATAGGTATCAACTCTATAGCCTCAGGAATAGATGCTATTGTATTGGGGGCTATATCCAACGCAACTGGCAACGGGGCCATTGCTATCGGCTTGAGCGCCAAAGCAGGCACTGGAGTTGCAATCGGTAATGGTGCTACTGCCACAGCCGGAGTTGCAATTGGTTCAGAGGCGCTCGCTAGTGGTGGTGGAATTGCTCTCGGTTCAGCCGCAGAAGCAAACGGGGCGGGCTCTATGGCTATTTGGGGGAAGGCGTTGGCTACTGGTTCTCTCACCCTTGGCGGCACCGCTTTAGTTCAAGTTAATGCTAATGGAGCAATGGCGATAGGGGGAGCGGCTGAGGCCCACACAGGCGCTGATTATTCTCTGGCTCTGGGTTTTGGGGTCACAGTGAATGTCGCAAATACCTATGTGATAGGCAGGACCGGAACTAACACCGTTATTCCTGGCACGCTATATGTCAACGGGGTCAACATCAATGGTGCTACTGGTGGTGGTGGTGCTCTAACCAATACCTACATAGGTGTGGGCGACGCTGGTGGGGCAATGACCGGTACAGCCAACTTATCCTACGATGGTTCTTTACTGCGCTCAAATGGTCTTAGTGTTGCTCTTGCTGGAGCTAACATACCTAGTGGCCCCGACATAGCCAATGGTTGTCTTGCAATAGGTTATATTGCTAACGCGACGGGGAAAGCCGCTATTGCAGTGGGCTCTATGGCTAAGGCATTAGCCTATGATTCTATTGCCATAGGTAACACTTCTACATCATCTTATGCTAACTCAATTTCTATTGGACGAAATGCAGGAGTCTCAGGCTCTCAAGTTGGTTCAGTCTCAATTGGCCACGGGGCTTATTCCAGTGGCACAGAGAGCGTAGCATTAGGCCCTTTAGCGGGAGCGGGGTATGCGAATAGCGTTGCAATAGGAAGAGGCGCGGCAGCATCAGCAGCAGAGAGGATTGCTTTGGGGGTTGCGACTCATACTGTTGAGATTCCTGGCCAATTGTTTGTCAACGGGGTCAACATAAATGGTGCAGGCGCCATAGCAACGGTCTCAACATTAGGCGGAATCATAGTAGGAAACAATCTTACCGTAGCCGCTAATGGAATGTTGAATGCGGCCGCTCCATATAGCCTACCAATAGCAACAACCTCAGTAGTAGGTGGAGTCAAAGTAGGAAACGGTCTTACCGTAGCCGCGAATGGAATGTTGGATGCTACTGCAACCGGGGCCTCACTTACAAACACCTATGTTGGAGTTGGTAATGCTGCTGGTGGGTTGAGTGGCTCTGCTGATTTAACCTTTACACAAGCCAAGTTCTACGCTAACTCAGTTCAAGTTCTTCTAGGAACAAGTGCTGCTGCTACCAATGCTGCGAACGCTATTGGAATAGGCTCTGGCGTAGTGGTTGGTGCGGCTCTTGCTAATACAAACGCAATTGATGCAATTGTTATAGGTACTGGCGCTGGTGCTTCTACTGTAGCCAATACCTCTGCCAACGGTGCTATAGTTATTGGTAAGTATGCCCAGGCCGGAACGGGGAACAATCAGCAGCCTATCAACAGTATAGCTATTGGTGTAAGCAGTATAGCTATAGGTACTAGCACAATTGCAATAGGCAGGGGAGCAAATGCTTGGAGTGTAAATGGTATTGCTATTGGTCCATCCTCAAGCGGTGGGTCAGAAAGTATTGCTATTGGAGTTCAAGTTTCCGGTCCCGGCGGCATTGGCACAAAGGCTATTTGTATAGGCTCTGCAATTCTATCTACAACATCAAGCAACTACATAGCAATAGGCACAAGCGCTGCGCCTGCGTCAAGCTCACCCAACTCCATAATGATAGGAACAGTTTCCCAGGCAATAGGTGATTCCGCAATAGCCGTTGGTAATGCCGCCTACGCAGGATCAATCAACGGTATAGCAATAGGCTCCGGGGCTAATGCAGCTGGTATAGGTGGAATTGTAATAGGAGCATCTGCGGCGCGCACGGCGGGGGTGGGTACAATAGCAATTGGATATGGTTCCAACGCTAATGGAGCCGGAGCTGGTGACCCCGGTTCTGTAGTAATAGGAGCCAATACTGTCGGATCCGTTAACTCAGTTGTGATAGGCAATCTTGCAGCACATAGTAACCTTTCTTATGGAAACGCTGTTCTTATTGGATATACAGCTAAGGCAGGTAGAGACTCTGTAGCTATTGGATACAAAGCCAATGGTGGCGCAGCATCATATGCAGTATCAATAGGTAGCGGAGCCTATGCTAATAGTGGTCTTGGTGCAATTGCAATTGGAATGAATGCAAGCAGTCAAGGTGCTAATGCAATACATGTTGGGCCGTGGGGCAGTTCAGCTGGAGCAGCAGCAGTAGGTATTGGTTACTTGACTGTGGCCGTTAGTGCAAATAGCATAGCACTTGGCACTAGTGCAAATACTAATTCTGCTGTTAATGGAATAGCAATAGGTCTTTCTTCTTTAGCTGACGCAGAAGATGCAATAGCAATAGGCTCTAGTTCCAAAGCAATAGGAGCAGACTCAATTGCTATTGGAGAAACCGCTAACGCATCCGCTGCCAACTCAGTAGCAATAGGATTTGCTGCTGCATCAAGCACCGCAAATATGATTACGCTGGGAACTGCTGCTCATAGCGTAAATGTCCCCGGCACTCTTAAAGTAAATGCCGCTCCTGTCTTGGGCGTCTTAAATGGAGCTGCAGCCCCGGGCACAACGCCTACAGCTGTTGGTCAAATCTACATAGATACAGGCAATGGAACTATTTACATAGCTAACGGAACCGCATCATCCGCCAACTGGCATTTGATAGCGTAATTTAAGCAAACAAAAACCCCTCAATCACGAGGGGTTTTCTTTACTCTCAATCCTTCCACATCACATCGCCACCATCCAGTCTAGGCCCTTGATTCTGTCCGGACTCAACCACAGCCCATCCCACAGAGAATACATCCCCTTGGCTAATCAACCACGGGACTCTGTGCTTGCCGGTGACTAAAAAAAGATAGGGATCTGTATTCATTGAATGCGCATCAGGCATTTGTTTGCCAACATACATAGTCAGCCCCAGCCTAACCCCATTCCAATCCCTGCGATAGATTTTTACATCATCATCAATTACTAGTTTTAGTGCTTGGTAGAGTGTCATTTGATTTCTCCTTTACATGAATGTTGCTTTGTAGACTATTGATTGCATTTGTTCTCCCTATTTGGTCCGCGAACATAGACTCCGTCAGGACTTCAGCCCTGACGCCTTGAATAGCGCCATTCTCTAGTTGTTTGATAGATAGATTAAAGTGTTTATTAAGCCAGCTATTAAATGATTCACTTTCTATCATGTAGGGGTCTTGCGCATAAGCGCCCATTCTACCGGTTTGTAGAACTTGCTTGAATGCGTTATAATAGCGCTCATCCTTATTAATTAAATCAATAAGTTTACTACCTTCAAGGGATTCTTTGAGAACTTTGTAGGTCTCTACAATTTCAGGGGAATCAGCAGGGAAACGTCTTTCAAGGCCTTGTGTATAGAAGTAACACATGACCTGCTGGCTAATAATTAAATCTATAACATTATCTCTTCCTTTCAAAGGCTCAAGAGTCTGATAATTTAACCAGAATGCTAAGGCGTAGTACTTTAACATGCGAAGAATATATTCTGGACTTCTGACAATTGAATTTGCTGTAGCTGTCCAGAAATACATTATGTCAGGAATAGCAATTTGAAATTGGGCTAGGCGTGAGGCCCAAGTTACAAAGAAACCATCTTCCCACAATTTCACCCTAGGATCAAATCCAATTTTATTATCTTTAATGAACTTCATCCTGAATGCCTTTCCGTGCACCCAGCTGCCCTCAAGTGGCTGATGAGGATTTCTGACCCCAGATAAATGAGCTTCAACGAACTGGCCGTGGAGAATATCCGGTATTCTACCTTGTTGAGCTTGTACATCAATATTCTTCTTGTAGGTCATTAGCGTCTCACAATGATACTCCATATCATCGTCGTCAATCATAATGACGTAATCACCATCCACGTGATCAAGAATCCGTTGTCTCTGAACAGCAATACCTTCATTTGAGAAACGTAAATAATGAATAGGCTCTGGCATAAACTCTGAGAATTGTTTGGCTAATGCTTCATAGCGTTCTCCGTGAGGTGAGCCATCATCAAGCATCCACACATTGAACCCGCGATAGGTTTGGATAGCTACGCTCATTAATGTCATTGCTATGTGATCAGGGTGTCCATAGCAAGGTATTCCTATACTGAAAGTGGGCATCATTACTCCTTGCAACTTATAATATAATTAGTAAATTATAAAAAAACCTGTCCTTTCAGACAGGTTTTGGCTCTTACTGCCACTCTGGCAGACTACAAATAAAGTCCCTCTCTCTCCACGTCAGGTGCCTCCCTTCCATCCGCTTCTTCCACATTTTCACTTTACGTCTATGACTCACAATTTCCTCCATCCGCTTGGCAATTTCTCATACACATCACCCGTGACTGGATCTAGGTATTCTCCTAATAAACAGGTATACACAATGGCGTGATTCCCCTTAGGCGTAGAAACCAGCATAATCTCCGCTGAGCAAATGTTGTACTTATCTAAGATATCCAGTAGTAGCAGCGCCATCCCTCCACAATTGGCGGTGCGAGTTCTTAGCGTGACATCCGGCTTTTGGGATTCAGCAAGGGTCGTGTAGTAGTGGGCGTATTTTATGTGGCTGTGAACCCATTGGGTGGCGTCTTCTTTGGACATAGCGGAGAAGTTCTGCGCGAAGACAGCCGTGATGCCGGCCATCAGAATGAACACTATCACGGCTTTACGCATTTACTTTGCCTCCCTTACGCCGTTACTGGGTGACAGACAACGCTGCCAAAGGCGGAGAACTCATAGCAGATATCCCCAACATCCGGAATCTTGAAGGAAATCTGGAACTTGTCCGTTTCCTTCTGGTAGGCCGGGAGAAGATTCTTCAGGAACGCCCCAGTGGAGGAGAAGTTGTTCTTCACAATCTCCCTATCAAGGCGGTCAAGAATAGAAGTGGGGATGACCATCTGCCTTGGGGCGTGTTCCTCATCATCCGTCTCACAGAGAATCTGGGTCATAGGCAATCCCTGAGTTTCCTCATACTGCTTGACCACCAGATTGCCCATCAGTGTGTTGTCTATGAATGCTATGGTGCGGCTCTCATAGACGGCGTCAAGGAACGCAGAGGCCCCTTCAATATTGAGACTCTTGACGTTCTCCTGATTGTAGCGCTCCTGATTCCACCCACTTCCCTTGTTCCACTTAGCCTTCTTGGTAGCCATTTACTTTGCCTCCTCTTCCTCTTCCTCTTCCTCTTCTTCGTCTTCCCACCCATACTCACGGGCAACGCCGGAGTCATCATAGATGCTGGCATCAACAAAGTCATACACCTCTTCAAGCTCTTCTTGGGTAGGCTCTCCGTCATAGAGAGTTGTCAGGATGAAGTCAGTGTCCTCTTCAAGCCACTCCTCAGAGTCACTTTCCGCCGCTATGTCTTCCTGAGCCCCATCCAGTTCAGAACGGATGTCTTTCCAGCGTTCCTGTGTCATTTGTGACTCCTTACGCAAAGATTTTGATGATGACCAGAACTGTGAAGACTATCCACGCCGCTAGGGAAATAAGGACGTTGAA